GGTTGGTTATTACATAGAAGAGGCACAACACCAAACGGTTTTCCATTTAGTATGACACAAGAAGAATTAGAAAGAATTAATTTTGGTTTTGAGTCTAGTGTTACTGGGGGTCGCGCAGCAACCATAAATTTTTATAATAAACTTGTTAATTATTTTGATAATTTAGATATAAATAACAACCCCATACATATGGACAGTTTTAAAGAATGGAAAACATGGTGGGGAAATTCATTAGATATAGTAATACCAAAGTCAGAACTAGTAGACGAATATAATAGTATATATTTTAAAGGTGACGACAATTTGACAATTTTTGATAAAATGAAACTTATTGAATTAAGATATAAGATTGGACCATATCCGGATACTATTGAACACCCCGAATTTCTTAATATACCAAGAACACGCTTTAGACATAACTTTAATATCGAGTCCTATTATGAAAGAACTGCAAGATTAAATAGAGCCAGCGGTAAATATAAAAGAACAAAAAAGCATAAAAAATACAAAAAACATAAAAAAAAGAATGGCAAAAATACACATCATAGAAGTAAACATTAATTAACCTAATAAAGCCTTCGCCCATATGCATCCAAACCCAATAGACTATGATGAGCAATTAATTTACTATAACAAAGATTTTTGCAATAATCATCAGACCTCATAGTAACTAGCGGCGAAACTCTAAACTCCGCAAAGTTTTTAATAGTCCGCGTTCTTAATTGGATTGCCTTAATAGTGCATTTAACTTTTTTGGCACTATCAAGGTAAAATAACGCTAAATAGAAATTGTATTTTTGACATAACTTAAACCATAGTTCTATACACATTTTTAAATAAGTATAATTAACATTATTCTTTTTTAAACTATCACTAAATGCCAATCTATTATAGTAATACATTAAAATTTGTGAAATATTGTTTAACACACAATGCCAAGTATTTCTTGAATAATTGGCCCGTCTATAATGCGATTTATACATAATAATTAAATTATTATATAATTTAATAATAACTTCATCTTTAAGATAATGCGCAACATAATTAGCATTGTTCCTTATTGAATATATTGAAGATATAGAAATATAATGAACTCTATAATTTGCCAAATATACAAACGCAGCATTAGACTGCTTGGCAGTTTTAAAATACGCACCAATCACATTTGCAGCATTCACTTTCATAAACCCATATATAAGTTCTACAATTTCATTGGGCAAAGGTAGCACCTCTAATAAAAACGCATACATCATTAAACAACGCGTATACAAATTAATATTTCAAAAAAAATAATAATATAAGTTAATCAATTTTATTACACATTCAAAATATTATAATATTAGAATTCAAAATATTATAATATTAGAATTCAAAATATTATAATATTTAGATAATATAAGATGAAAAAAACAGCAAAAAAGAACTATTATTTAAACAAAACTCATAAAAGAAAACAATATTATTCAATATTTGGGGGAATGGATCCTGACCCGCACCTCGTCCCCCTTAAACTCGGAGAGAAGCGCTTTGAATCACTATTTAAAAGAGATGGTAAATTAACAACCAAGTTTATAAACCCAGAAATTGGTGAGGGGGTATATTTAAAAGCTATATTAAAGTTAGGATTACTATTGATTAAAGATAATATAAATATTGAACAACTTCGACGCATCAATCAATTAATAGATAAAAGTGAAATACACTTTAGTTTTATTGCAGACCGCCCAACAGCTGAACGGAAGGATCAAGGGGTTCCTGCTGGACCTATATTTCCACATGTAACAATAACTGTTCAAATGGGACCTAAACGAGTTAAACATCACTATGGTTACCATCCTACTATAGAAAAACTTAAAAAACCTGAATATTGGAATCAGGGTGAGAAAAATTCAGGATCCGGGTGGAAATCGATACTCTGGAGTGAGGTCGTAGACAAGACCACAGTAGTAGATGATTCGGATGACGTTGTTATTTTACTAAATTTAGCAAATTGTTTAATGGAAGAATATGAAAAAACATATTTTAAAGAGTTATTGCCTAAAGAAGAAATATATATTGAAGAACTAGATATAGACGTTAGCAAACTGGTTGGAAACAAGTCAGGAAACCCGGATGATATAGCGCTAGATAAAATAGATAACAAAACAGCAACAGAGGCAGTAAAAGCAGAATATGAAACTGGAAACCCAGTATTATTTTCGCCAAAAGTATTTGAAAATATTGGCGCAAAAATAGGCATGACTCTGCAAGATGCGTCGGGAATTGCAAGAGCAAATATTGCTAGTATTATAGAAAGTGATGACTACAAAACAAAATACAAAACAATTATAACAAATATAGAGAGTGAAGGAGTAATAAAAAAATTTAATATTAAAGATATTGAAGCAGCAATAAAAGAAGCATATGGTACACGGGGATTTCACTCCAGTTTATCATCAGCAAGAGGTTCATCATCAGCAGCAGCAGCATCAACAAGAAGAGACGAAGATGAAGAGACCGAAAGAGGAGATGAAGAGACCGAAAGAGGAGATGAAGATACCAAAATAGAAGATAGACCCAGATCCCGCCAGCGTCTCGAGACGCTCATGGACCAGGATTCCAGTACTAGCGCCCCGGTTCTCGAGACGCCCATGGACCAGGCTTCCAGTGCTAGCACCGCAGATCTCGGGACGCCCAGAGGCAAGGCTCCCGGCGGGCGGTCACGAGGGCGTCACACTACAGATGTGGCTCCCGGGACGTCCCGTGGCGCTAACACCGCGCCTCTCGGGCTATCCCGAACTCCAGGCGTCCCGGGAGCCATGGATCCCGAGACGCGCATACCCCGAGCTCCAGGCTGGCAACCACGAGGGCGCCCGCCGCCCGGGACGCCCAGAGCCATGGATCTGGGCGTCCCGGGAGCCATGGATCCCGAGACGCGCATACCCCGAGCTCCAGGCTGGCGACCACGAGGGCGCCCGCCGGGAGGGAGCCAGCCGGGAGGGAGTCTCGGCAACAAAAAATTTAGAAAATCTAGAAAATCTAGAAAATCTAAAAAATCTAGAAAATCTAGAAAATATAAAAAATCTAGAAAATCTAGAAAATAGTAAACACAATCTAAACAAAATCATAATAAACTATGTTCTTTAAATCAACCTTTAAATGTTTATATAATCGATTTTTAATCATAGAAACAGGATTTTTCTTTTCAAAGTTACCACCAATAACTTTCTTCATATTTTGTACGTAAATCTCTCCAAAAGTGTCAGAATCAAGTATTTTTTCAACATCATTTTTCCATATTAAAAACTGTGTCAAAAGTTTTTTATCAAAATACTTAATAAACTTTCGCAAAGTAATGTCATCGCTAATTAACCAATGCTTTCCATCAAATATATATAATATATTTTCTTTGGTGCTAAAACATTTAATGGGAATCACAATTTGTTGACTATTCAAACATTCAATACCATCTATTATTATATTACATATACCATCAACATAGTCATATTTAAATATTTTATCTAGTGTTTCTTGATTAAATATTAATGAGTCGAGAAAATGTGTAATGCTATTACCAGAACTATAATGTTGATTTAAATAATCAACTATATTAATTTTGTTTTTAACAATTGCTATATATTTTTTAAGCTCATTATAGTCAGATTCCATTTTCTCATATTTATTATATAACATTAATACAATAGCAAACAAATTATTAATATTAATAGTTTGTTTTAAACTATCAATACTAATATTTTCATTATTACAATCATTATTACAATCATAGCTATGTTGTTTATAACTAAATTTAGCAAATTTGCATTTTAGCAAATGATTATTATAAGCGCTTTTTATAACATAGTGCTTATTACAATAAGAACAACAATAATTTGACTTACTCATTATTCATTAATGTGAAGACTTATAAAAATTAAATAATTTTCAATTTTATAAATTATAAGCAAATAATAAAATAACAAATAATAATATAAATTAATACTATATGCCGATTCCAGATACTAAATATAATTATAAGGACTTTAGTTTTAATCAACCTTTATATAATAGATTACAAATAGACTTGTGTAACAATTCTTTTGTATATACTAATTATATATTTACATGTGATTTAAGTGATACACAAACATTTGATAATCCCCCCAAACCAATAAAAATATACTTAAATTCAAAAGCCTCATTTTTAATACATCCATTTTCACAAGTTTCAAATTGTGTTACTCAATTTTCAAGTAATAATAAAAAAAGTGCTTTTAAATATAAAGCACCAATACCATGTCCAATTGATGCTTCCAGTTCTCATAGTATAATTCAAACACAAAAAGCCATTCAAAATGTGTTACATACTTCATCCTCTAATTTTACACAAGTATTAAGTACATTAACAATAGCAAAAGACATAAGTAGTGGCAGACCATGGCACAACGCAAGTGATCGATGGCAACGCCACGGACCAAGAAATAATAGTTCGGCTAGTTCTCAAAAAGAAAATTTAGGAGTAGACATTAAACACAATTCATATGCCCGATATTTAGCAAAGAAAAAAGGAATAATAACACGAACCCAACTTTCAGGCGCACCAATTCCAATAATAGGAAATAAAACAAAATATTATTCAATAAGCACACGCAATAATTGCACGACAGATTGTTAAATTATAAAAAAAAATAAAGATTTTGAATAATTAATTTAATAATTTTAAACTAATTTAATAATTTTAAACTAATAATTTTATTTATAATATATTATAAACATGCCAATTTTAAGAATGAACTTATATACCCAAAATCAATTAACAAATATTCAAAGTCAATATATAACACAACAAGTACAGGGACAAACTAGTTATTTTATGAGATTAGGTGCAACACAAAATAGACAGTATGCACCTTTAGTAGTTCAAGGAGATAAAGCATGCAAATCATGCGGAAGTAAATAAAAACAATAAAAACAATATAATTTAAAAAATTGATATAAATAGTATTCATAATTTTAAATAAAACTATAAATACTATAGCTATTATGACAAATAACACAGAAAAACGAGTGGAGCAAATGATGAAAGTTCAGCGCGAAGGTTTAGAGTTATTTAAGAAAAAAAATACAGATTATGGAGATGCGTTTGCAACTTATGGAGCAATTGGAGTATTAGTTCGAATGGGAGACAAAATCGCACGCCTTCAATCTATTTCAACAACATCTGTAAGTTTAGTAGACACCGAATCACTAAGAGATACTTTAATTGATTTACATAATTATTCAGCAATG